TCACTTAAATAATTTACTAAATTTTCTCTGTAATATTTAACAGAACCATCTTTTACCCCTGTTGCACTTAATCCACCTGCTTTAGCTATACTTTTTTTACTAAATGGAATTGCAACGACATCAACATCATCGTTTACAGCTTTTGTAATTTCGTGGCGAAGAACATATGGTGCCCACTGTTTTTCGTTTTTTGCAGTCGGTCCTGCCATTTGTAACATTGGAGTGCCACTACGTTGAATATTTACTTCACCTGCTCTTGCCTCTGCAAATCTGTTCATTTCTGCAATTTTATCAACTTGAGCCTCTCGCACGTTATCGCCATATTTTTCTAATGTTCTGAAGTCTAAATCTTCAAAAATATCAGTTAGTGGCTGACTTAAATCCATTGCTAAGTCTGAACTTATATTTGGTTTATGACCAGTATGTAAAAAATTATTATATGCTTTGAAGTCACTTAACAACGGAACCATGTCCATAAATGTTGAAATGTGAAACCCTTGCGATGGCTCTATTTTGTTTAATTTATCAAGCTGTTTTAGAAATTCTGGCTGTGTGTTGTTATTAAAATCGTCCATTAAAAAAGAAAAAGCCTCTTGTTCCGCGTCGTTTTTGGGCTTTCTAACACCATACAAAATGTCTAAAATATCAGTATGATCCATTTTGTTAAAATCTAAACCAAGCTCTTTATAGTTTCTTTTGGGCAACTTATAGGGATCAGCATGCATGGCTGTGTTATTTACGCCCCTTTGATTAAGAAGAAAATTATGAGCCAATAAATTATCTGTTAAAATATTTATTGGTTCTGGCGAATAATCTAAAGCTCCTCTAACACCGTAATTTGATAGCCTTTGTGTTGTCTCTATAAAATCTCGCGCCATATTTTCAAATTCATAGTCTACCGTCATACCTGCATTACCACCAAATCTTTCAAAACTTCTGGCACTGTTATCTGCCATACTGGCTTGGACTAATTTAGGCATAAGTGCTGTTTCTTCGTAATTTGCGGCTTTTCCTCTATCGTCGCCTGCTCTTTTCATTTGCTGAATACTTTGCCCAATATCTGATTGAACTTCTCCAATATATCTAACATTATCTGTTTCGTTATTTGTAAGCCCTGTTTTTATTTTATAATCGCCCACTCTAGAATGTACTATTTGGCCTTCTTTGTTTGGAAAATGCCCTTTACTACTAACAAAACGCAGGTCTTCTATTTCATCTGTCACAGGATTATATCTAAATACTGTTTCTGTATAGTTTGAAGCTCCACTTGGAAAATACTGACTAAACTGTGTTGTGCCTTCGTCTAAATAATTGGCACCTTCGGGGTAATAATCACCACGACCAATTTGGCCTAAACCAAAAGGCGGTGCATCATTTGTCATAGTTTGATTTATAAAGTCTGGTGGGTCATTTCGAAACATTTCAAACATAGAACGCCTTGCAACATCTATTGTTTGATTATAGGAATTAAGCTCATATTTTTTTAGAAATGCCAAACCATCTTCAAATATTTCAAGTCCTTCGTCACCTTCAAAATAAAAACCATTACCACTTTTAATTATTTTACTAACTTCGTCTACCGACATTCCTGTTTCGGCAGCCATTTCTGCTATATCTAAATCACTATAATCGTCTGGGTTCATATCATAAGCGCCATATTTTTCGGCTGTTTGCCTTACATCTAATGAACGCACGTTTCCATTCTGAACAATTTCTTCGGCAGGCATATTATTAACGTTACCAAAACCATCTTTTATAGCTTCTTCTATTGGGTCGTACATTCCTTGTTGTGGGTTATTTCTATCTCGGTGGACTTCAAACCTTGTTAACATTTGGTCAAATATACCTTCAAAAACTCTGTCAACATCTTCTGGATCAAAAGATGATGTTTCACCTCTACCTGATTTTAATACCTCTGTGTTTAAGCGTACATCTTGGTCTGTAAAATATCTTACTATGTCATCTTTGGTAACTATTTTATCATTTCTAAATTGCTTATTAAAACCACTCCAGTCCATTTCCTCTTCTTTGCCACCGCCTTTTAAAAGCATAGATTTCATTTGCTCAAATGTGCCTTTATTTTGCGTTAAATTTTCTGCCGCTTGAAGTGTTGGTGAGTACTGAATAATGTCTAATGGTGGTCCCATATTACTACCAATGGTAGCCGCACTTAATGATGTTGGTTGCCCACCGCTTTGAAATGCTTCTAAAACTCCTCGCGGATTGCCTTCAGCTATTGACCTTGCGCCATATTGTAAATCTGATATCAAACCTGTTGTTGCATCTTTAATACCTTCGCTAGTCGGAGTGGGTGCCGCAAAGGTTTCTGCAAGTGCGACTGGTGGTGTTAAATACCCCATTCTGCCAAGAACTGCAGGTGCCGCCGCTAGCCCGACTTCCATCATCATGTTAATGCCTGCACGTTTACGTTCATCAGCTGATCTTGTAGGGTCAAACGCAACACGACTTTCTGTTACAGAATTACCCATACCTGTTACTGGGTTGGCATCTAATACGAATTGTGTAGGCGCACGTAGATTTGGTGGAACATATTCCTCAAAATCAAACATCTTTTCTAAAAATTCGCGTCTTTTTTGACCTGCTTGTGGGCTATTAAAATCACGCAGATAGTCAATTATGCTCATTACCACTTAACCTTATTTGCCCAGAACGCGGCAGACATCTTGCCTTTTCTTATATTCTTTGCGTGCCTTGCTTTAAATGACTTTGCACGTTTTGTCATTGTTTTATCACCAGTTTTACCTTGCTGACCAAACCTTATTAACTTTACCTTTTCGCCTTCTTTAGCAACTACAACGTGTGATTTTGTCGGGTGGCTTGGCGTTCTTTTTGGCTTATTATAACCAGAAACCCCTGCCTTTTCTAACCTAGCGTCTTTTTTCTTTTTATCAGCCAACTTATACCCCTGTTGGTATTTGCATTCTCATGGCTTCTTGTATTAATTCTTCTGCTTCCGCAGGGTCGTCTTTCATCATATTTTCGAAGTTCTTACCCTTGCGCTTTAAGGCATCTATTGCGGCTTGCCGATCTTGAAAAGAAAAAACTCTATTTCGTGCGTATAAAGGTTCAACGCCTGCCTCTATTGCAGGTAATGCAACTTCTCTAGTTGCGGCTACATTCATAGGAATACGTTGGTCACCTTTTAATGCGTACATTGAAATAGCGCTTGGTTCTGGGTCTCTCGCAACAGAGCTAACATCTTGTACCGCAGTAGGTGTAGTATCGTAATTATATCTAGTTCTTGTACCTTGGTCTATTCCACCAATTTGATCTGCCAAATTTCCCAACATACTTATTTGCATACCGCCTCTGTATTCACCGCCACTGTGTTGAGGACCTCCACGATCAAACATATCTGCAACGTTTCTGAAACCTATTTGCTCACGAGGTGTATCTTTTTGACCATATGGCCTTATTTTTGCAATGTTACCAAGCAGTGATAAAAACCCACCGCCTTCAAAAAAAGTATCGTTGGCATCAGCACCGCCACCGTCTCGCATATCAATATCGGCAGGCACATAATACCCTTGGTCGTTATAATAACCGTATCTGCCATCGTTATTATACTGGTTGTAAATGTCACTACCTACTTCAACGCGAGCTGTAGCCGCCTCGCCACCACCTTTAGGACCTGCAACACCAATTCTACCTTGAGGATCACGCGAACCCATAACAGGTGATGCTCTTTCGCCTTCACGCACAACAGAATTAACATCTCTACGTTTAGGTCTTATTCTAGGGCGCAACGAATTTGATATTGCAGAAGGATTATGACCAGAAACATGGGGCATTACTTTTTCTTGCCTTTTTTCTTTTTACCGTACATTACTTGCTCCTTTTTGCTTTTTTCTTTGCTGTCGCACTCAAATCACCAAAGTGAAACAATCGTTTACTGGTTTTACCGTGTGATTTACCAGAGTGAACTTGACCGTTTGGCATTTTATGCAAAGAACCTTTATGCTCTGTGCCATCACGGAAATAATGCTTTACACCTTTGGCCATTATTTTTTAGCCTTCTTTTTCTTTTTGGGTTTCTTGGCTGTTTTTGCAGCATCTTTAAAATTTTTTGCTGAAGGAGCTTTGGGATCGTCTGCACTTCTCATGCGCTCACCACTTCCTGCTTTTATTCTGCGCCTTTTAGCATGAATATTATCGTACAAGCCTTTCTTTTTAGTAGGTTTTTTCTTTTTTGCCATACGATAACCTCCTGCTGTTAAAATTAAATTAGCACATTATGCTATTCCTTGCAAATTTCTTCTTATAGGTTCACCCCAATTTTTGTTTTCTTGCCTACCTACCGCTAAATATCGAAATGCATCTGACCCGTGTGATGTCCAATCATGTAAAGGTCTACCTCTCCACGTTTTGAGCTTTTCGTCAAATTCTCTACGATATTGCTTTAATGCTTCTACGCCTCTCTCGCACTTTTCTGCATCAAACCAGCATCTGTTAAGCATTGACCTTGCTGATTGTATTCCATCTTCAATACTTAGTTTTGGTGCGATTGTAATGTCTGTCAAACCTAATGTGCCTAATATTTCAAGCCTTGACTTGCCAGTGCCAAGTTCTTTAACTTGCACATCGTGGGGTAGGATGTGACTAGAGTAGTGATACCCCCTACTACTGAGTTCTTTTGCATAATGATCCAACCCCACACCAGAGTTTTCATAATAATCTATTAATCTAACCTCTTGCGCAACAAACTGCGCCATCCATATCGCTGTACTGTCACCAATTCCTAAATCCCATGCGGTAGTTACACCAACAGACGGATCATAAGGTACAACTCTTATTCTATTTTCTTGTGCCGCTGTTTTTAATTCTGCGGCATAATATGAACCTTGTATTGCGGCTTCGAAACTACACTCAAACTCTTGTTCAAATCTATCCTCCCCCATTGCCTTTTTAGCTTCTTTTAATTCTTCTTCGTCTAAAATGCCTGTTTCTGACGATTTAAGCATTAATGAAAGCCAATTGGGATCATTCTTAGCTGCAACAAAAGTATCGTAAAATTGGTTTCTACCTTTTGGTGTGCCTATAAATGTTGCTTTACCTTTACGATCTGCAAGTGATGGTCTTATAACAGTAGGCCATGCACGATGTGGAAAGTCGGCAGGTTCGTCCAACACAACATGGTCAAAGTATAATCCGCGCAAACTGTCGGGGTTATCAGCACCAAATAATCTAAATCTTGCACCATTCGGAAAATCTGCACGTAATTCTGCAACATTATATTCTACGCCTTCAATATCTCTAGTATACTCTAGAAGATAATCCCACGCTATTGCTTTTGCTTGTCTGTAGTACGGAGCAATGTACGCAACTCTAACATTTGGCCTTGGAATTGTTAAAGCATCTTTTATTAAATCATTAATCGCAGCAACAGTTTTACCAAACCTTCTGTGCGCAACGATGATGGCGAAACGTTCTGTTCTCGTATGGTAAGATTTTATTAATGACCTTGGTTTATACTTAATTGTTCTAACTGTCATCGCTTAACCACTTATAAGCGTGTACATGCTCACCTGATACAGTGCTTTCGGCTTTATCTTTTTGACCAAGGTATTGTTTACCAAGCCAAATTAATATTGAAGTATTACCGCCTTCAGCCGCTTGCCATTGCATACGCCTAAGTGACATTCTGCCTTCGTCGTTGTGCCTTTTATAGAGGTCTTCAAAATTTTCGTATCCTCTATCTTTTAATCTTCTATTTAGTGTGGTGTCTGACATACCAAGAATACTGCATATTTCTATCTGTGTGCATTGTATCCTTACCATATTAAGTAAACGCAAAAAGTCCTCGTCATTCAATGGTTTAGAGGGTGCTTTCGGGCCACGTTTTGCGCTTCCACCAGACTTGGCTTCCGCTTTACTCATTTTATCCTCGCCTATTATGTCAAATGTATATTTACAGCATAAATTATGAATGGTGAAGTATTTATTTTTTTAAAAGGTAAAGGTAACGACTGACAGCAGTTTTTACACCTTTTATTTGTAAATAAATTGTTGACAGATATTGGCTTATATGGTAGTATGTATATGTAAACAAAAAGAGGTTCAAATGCGAAAATATAAATTTTCTTCTATAAATCCCAATACCAAGAAAATAAAATCTTTTGTTGTGATTGCCAAAGACCTTCAAGGTGCAGAAAAAAAGGCTGCTCTTTTTACTATGGGTCATATTGGTTTAAAACTTGAAATAGGTTTAGGTCCAGTGTCTGGTTCTGAACCAAGTGATAGCTTGGTTGGCAAACCAGTTGTAGGTTTGGCACAAATGTTAAGAGGTGCTAAATGACTAAACATTATACTTGGAATGGTGGCACTTATGACGGACGTCACGGTGGCCCATTTGATCGCGGAATGGCTGATGCTTATTATCGTAGTCCAAGAGACCCACACTACTATATAAACGGTACTATAACTTCGCCAAGAATTGAAGAGTACCAAATGGATCAAAAGCTAATACATGCTTACCATGCAGGATACTCTTACGGAATTGACCAAGGCGATTTTAAGGATTGGGGTTAATTATGATTGGTGAAAGCGTAATAGATTTTTCAACCGACTACGAAAAGAAAATTTACGAAGAGCGTACGCATTGGGTTTGTGTACGAGGTCGTGGTAAAAACCGTGTTCGGCATGAGTGTAAAACAGAACTAGATGTTGCCGATTATTGTGTGCAATTCGCTGATAATCGCACAATGGTTTATGCGGTAAATGAACATAACTCATCGGCTCATATCTGTAACCTTTGATTTGTGCTTATATTTTTCGGCGTGTACTATGCGCTCTCTAAGAAGGCTTGAACTAAAATCATGCCTTCTTTTATTATAGTGAATTTGCATATCTAAGTTTTTACCAGTAAAATCTTTATCTCTGTATTCCTCACCAATAATTCTAACCTGTATTTCGTACATTTTAAATATGTCTAATAAATCTTGCTCTGTTTGATATGGTATAATTTCATCTACATACGAAACAGCTTTTAATTGTGTGTATCTTTCTACCAATGTTTGTATTGGTTGGTTTTTATGGTCACGTTCTGCATTTGGGTTAACGTGCAAGCCAACTAATAAATAATTACAGACAGATTTTGCTTCAGATAACATGGCAATATGCCCTGCGTGGAGTAAGTCAAAAGTTGATGCTGTAAAACCTATCAACGTATTCGCACCATTTTCATGCCGTATTCTTTATCTGCATTATTTATTTTAACGTCAGGGTTTCTAATTAATTTTTGCTTTTTAAACCTGTTATAATCTACATGGTGGTGCCATCTGCCGTATTTCATAACTAGCCTAGAACAATCAGGATGTACTTTAACAAGCATTTTTGACTTATCTAGCGTTCCAGTATCAGCGTATCTTTCACCCTCTTTTACTTTACCTTCTACGTGGTAAAATTCGTCTGTATTGCCGCCTTTCATAACTTGTGTATTAGTTTTTTCTTGTAAAAAAGCATTGAACTGAGTTGTACACCACCCTGCTTTAATAATATCTAGCGAAATAATTGTATCTTCGTTATATCTACCTCGCCATCTAAATCTTAGCTCATTTCGTATTAAATTGCAGCTATAAATTCGTGTATTTAGCACAAATGGTGCCAATTTTGACTTGCGTGGTGCAAACATCATGTAATTTGGCCCTGCCATACCAATATTACTATATTTGCTTACAAAATCTTCCATGACTTTAAAACAGGTGCCGTCTGTTACTTTAACTTGTAGGTTTTTATTAAATCTATGAAAGTATCTTATGTTATCATCCATCACCCAATGCCAAGCAAATCCGTTATCTTTACTATGTTCCCAAGCACAATTTCTAGCAGGGCCGGGTCCAGTACTTCGCTCTAGCCCTAAATCGTCACACAACTCGTATTTTTCTTTGTATGACAAATCTAACGGAATAATGTCACACAACAAATTCCAGTGTTTTATTGCCTTTTGATATTCGTCAATTTCTTGCGGCTCAACAACTACATAATGCGGCACTTTCATCATGGTAAGTGCTTTTGAGGTCATCATATATTGTGACCTACCCTTACTGGGAATGTACAAAGGATAATTAGGCAGCATCGCTTTCTGTACCTTGCACCCTATATGCGTCTAAATCTTCTTTTAAAGGCTCTGGGTATCTAATGCTTCTAGTATTTTCGGTAAGCGGTAAACCTGTTTTTTTGGCAAATTCGTCTACATCTTCCTGATTATCAAAGTTTACCTTGACTGAATAATAATACTTTATTGCATCATTATCGTACTCTGGCATATCTTCCCATTCTTTAAACGCATCTGTGTCGCCAAAGTCACGGTCAAGAAATAAATCTGCTAATTCATCAGAGCCAAAGCCAAGCTTAGAAATATCAAACTTATCAAATTCAAGTTGCTTAATTTCTACCTTTAAGAGCTCTTCGTCCCAAGTACTATTTTCTGTTAACTTGTTATCTGCAATAACGTATGCGTGTTTTTGCGCTTCAGACCAACCCTTGGCAACCATAACAGGCACTTTATCTATTTCTAGCTTTTGTGCCGCCATCAAACGACCATGCCCTGCTATAATAGTATTTTCTTCGTCTGTTAAAATTGGTACCGTAAAGCCCCATTCTTGTATGCTTGCCGCTAGTTGCGTAACTTGTTCTTCGCTATGTTTGCGGCTGTTTCTTGCGTATGGAACTAACTTATTTGTATCTACTAAAGTTATTTTAGTTGCAGGCCATTGTTTCGACATTGAGTAATAACACCTTTTCGCAATATGTTTTATATGCCTTTAATTCATCTCGTGAAACCATATTTTTGTCAAGTAATCGTTGCGCTCCATTACCTATGACCCAATATGTAGCAACTGTTTTATTTTGCTTAATTCTCATGGCATTTAAATTAAGTTCGTAATCGTCTTTTTCAGCCAAAAGTGGTATTTTATCTAGCTTTTCTTCTGCCATTAAATTTTCTCTGTGCTCTTTTATTGCTTTGATAAACATTGAAATAGTAGGCCATCGCCTAGAACTTTGATTTTTACGAATATATTGTGCAGATTTTTCTAGCAAAAGATTTAAAACATTTTCTTTGCACTTTGGACACTCGCTATTTATGTCCTCTACCATATTTATCATTTCTATTTTAACTTGGTCTTTGCCAAGATGTGGCGGCACTTCATAGTTTTTTAATAACTCAAAAAGCCATTTTGAAATAACATTCTTTCGTTCTTGATAAATCATTTTGTAATTCCCAATTTTTTAACGTCAGCATTTTCAGTAAACAGATTATCTAAATAATTACCTGTTGTTGTAATTCTAGCAACATATTCATCGTCCCACCTTTCTTGATTTAACCAAGTTGTGGGGTTTGGTATAAACTGTTTATCTTGCCCATCAGTTTTTTCAATAAAATTAGCCAGTGCCTTTTTAATAGTATCATAGGGAACTTTTTTGAGTGCTTTGATAAATGATGTTCTAGCCGCACCTTTACCTACCTTCTTAGGATACATTTCCCAAAAATCTGTAAAATCGTATTCGTCATATCTATCTGTTAGTTTTACAAGGTTACCATTTATAAGGTTCTTGTTATCAAGTTTTTTAACATCCCCTTGTAAATTCTTTTTACATACCTTATTCAATAAATTTACATCATCATTTTCTAGTAAAAGCTCATATCCTAAGGTAGATTTACCACCATCAGGTCTGTGCCTTTGCGTTGTTTTTAATATATTTTGTTGCTTCAAAATGTTTATGTGGTGATTAACCGATGCTCTTGTCATTTCACATAAATAAGCCAATCTTGTTTGGCTTGGAAAACACGCGGTTGTATCATCATTATAATGGTCGGCTATCCAGTATAAAACTACCTTTGTAGCAGGTTTTAGGTTTTTCTGTTTCATTGCTAATGCAGTCATATAATGTGACATTAATTTTTTCCTTGTCCTAAAATTTGTGACAGGGTATACTGCTTTTGTAACATATGAACCTCCGTCTTTGTTACGTTTCTGTTTTTAAACTTGGCCATCCTTCGGGGTGGTCATTTTCTTTTATAAACTTTGATTTTAAAAAGTCACTATTTATTTGTAAATTCTTTGTTGACTGAATAAGCTAATTTGATAGTGTGTTTGTAGACAGAATGGAGGTTCTAATGTCAAACATACCACACCCACCACCGGTGTTTATTAAAAAAGTAATCGCCGATGTAATTTACACATATAATTCAGATTTGCTCAGACAGGTTGAATTGAAACAAATAACAATCGACCAATGCAACACGCAAAAATTTCCAACAAATGCAATCAAACACATGGAACGTGCGGTTAATATTGCTTGCGAAACTTGGGATTTACAACAAAATGCGGATTGATACTGGCTTGATAACATTCATTGCAGATCAGTTGCGTGAATACTCTGACGATAATCAGTGTTTCTGGGATACGTTAGATGGTGAAACCGACATCATGTGGATTGTTGGTAAATTACTTGAAGATTATAATGAAACTAATGCCCACCTTTTGGCAATAGATGAATTATTAAAAACTTACAAAGCAAGACAAGAAAGGATGAAATACAAAAAAGACAGTATTAAAAGATCGTTGCAAAAGGTTTTATATTCTACAAATCAAAAAAATATACCACACGCACTTGGCACAATATCAAGAAAAGATGGTGCAAAGACTGTGGTAATTGATAATATAGACCAACTACCAGACGAGTATATAAAGGTAGAAAAAGCACCAATTAAAAATGTTATAAAACAAAAATTAAGTGAAGGTGACCAAATAGACGGTGCGAGAATAGAAATTGGTAACCCAACTGTAAGTATAAGGATTAAATAAATGGAAAATAATACAGCAATTCAAGATTATATTGCCGCGCAATGTGATCTATCGGTGGCAATAAAAAATGCCACAGGATTTGTTAATAATGACTATGCAGATTTAAATGAAGTAGTTCGTGTAGTTAAAGAAGCATTTCAAGTTCGCAACTTTTTAATAAACCATATTGAATATTCAAACGAACATGGTGATTTTTTATGTACAATTTTTGAACATATATCAGGCCAAACTTGGGAAACATCAGTACGTTTAGTTTATAAACAAGGCGATATGCAATCACTTGGTAGTGCCATAACATATGCAAGACGGTATGGTTTATCACAGCTTGCAGGGGTTATATCTGGCGACAAAGACGATGATGGCGAAGCGTCATTAAATCCTGTCGCAAGAGAATGTAAACGGTACAAGTCAGAAGTACCTTACAAAGATATAACACACGCACAGCGCAATTTATTAGAACGTGCGGAAACCACAGAAAATTGGCTTATTAATGGTGTTAAAACCCAAGAAAATTTTGACAAAGGTTTCGATAAAGCAAAAACCATGATTACCCAACTAAATGAATTTGCCAAACCTGTTGCCAATGAATTGGCGGTAGCATTTACCAATCATAAACTAGCAAAAAGAGAGGAAGAAAATGCTTCAGCTTAATGCAATTGGTAATCTCACACGCGATGGCGTAATGGGTGCATCAAGTAGTACTGATGTTTTGAACTTTGCTGTGGCGGTCAATGATCGTCGCACAAAAGAAACAACTTATGTTGATTGTGCATTGTGGGGTGCAAGAGCTAAAGCCCTACAGCAATACCTTAAAAGAGGTCAAAAGGTATTTGTGCAAGGCGAAACAGGTTTAAAAGAATACAATGGCAATACACAGATAACTTGTAATGTCGCTGTTGTTGAGTTGCTTGGTGGGGGCGGTAATAGAACCTCGACTGCTACCGATACTGGCAACTCCAACGATACAGGCAGTGGCAATGCTTCGGCAGACTTTGACGATGAAATTCCGTTCTAAAAAGCCGATTTTACAAGTTGTTATGCGTGATGGGGTTTTGCACCCTGTCACGCAATACGATGCCGAAATATTAGAAACATATTCAACCAACCAATTATTCGACATACAAGCTGTAAGCGAACGCTCACCACAGCATCACAAGAAATATTGGTCGGTATTAAATAATGTCGTTAAAGACACTCAGAAGTGGGCTACTGCGGCTCACTTACATGACGATCTAAAAATGTTATGCGGATACTATAGAACAGTTATAAATAAAGCTAACAATAGTGTTTATTTCGTACCTGATAGTATTGCGTTTACAAAGATGGATCAAAAAGAATTTAAAACTTATTTTGATAATGCAATGATGAAACTAGCGGAGGCGGTCGGTTACGATCCTATGGAAACATGAGCAATATACCACAAGCAAGAATACTTTTAGAAGAAGCATGTACATTAATTTACGAAGCAGATCACGGAAGCACCGATAAATTTGTTTTAATGTTGGCTCATGCTATTATCAAAGACGCAATAGATTTAATGCATAGAAAAAAGCACAAAGAAGTTAAAGGTCAAAACACTGCAACACCAGTTAACAAACATATTCGTGATATAGTTAAGCAACTTGTGATTGACCAACCAGACATAAATACACGCACAGTTGGTGAAATGGTAAATATCAATCAAGGTCGTGTTTCTGAAATACTGGAAGGTAAGTATGACAAACTTAGCTAACAGACCGCCAACAGGTCAAAAAAAACCTAAAAAAAAGCCTGATAAAAAATACTTAGATTATATTAGAAGCTTACCTTGCTGTGTTTGTGAGGCATTTGGTGAGCCACAACTATCACCAACAACCGCACATCATACTATCCACGATAGATTTAGTGGTGCAAAAAGAAGTGATCGTGAAGCCATCCCATTATGTGAAGGACATCATCAAGGTAATTGGGACAGCTCCAAGTTAGCTATACATAAAGAGCCAAAGAAATGGCAAGAGCAATATGGCAAAGATTATAACTTTATTAAATTAGACTGATTTTTATTTACATCGTCCCATTGTACTTTTACATGAACGTGCGGTAACTGCCCAACATCACAATATCTTTTAAAGCAACTTAAATGCCAAATTTGTGCATCATCTACAAATACAGTGTGATTGCAAGCATCCATTATTGCTTTGGCAATATTATCAATGTCAGGACGCTTTGGTATTAAGTTACCTGTTTCGCAAAGCATACGTTTCTTTTTACTATACGATTTTGGTATTTCAAAATATGCGGTAAATATAAGACTAATCCTATTATCTGTTGCAGTAAGCTGTGAGCGCGTCATAGAAGCCCATGCAGCACGTTTAATGCGTTGCTCGTAGTCAACGGTCTCTTTTGGTGTATACGTGTGCCCACGGCGCGTAAAACGAGGCCTACCTTTGCCAATAGGTTTACCACTTATTTTAAATTCACAAGTTTTAAGCATCGTATATTATATTCACTTTCAGTTCGTCATAAAATTTGCGCAAAGCTTGTCGAGCATAAAAATACTTAACATTATTTGCACTTGAAAGCCTACTTTCTTGCTGTGTCTTGTCGACTTGCTGTATTAAGAACTTTCTTATTGCAATCTGCTCTTTATTTAAAACTTCGTTTCCCATTTATCTCGAAATATATTTGCGTTTCCAAACTATATTATTTCTTTTAATAAAATTATTTAAATGTGTTTTAGTTATGCCCAGAATATACGTAACTTCTGTCTGCGTATACTCTTTTTGATTGTACCAATTGATTGTATCAATGCGCTCTTGCTTTTGGCGGTCAATCATACCGTACCAAGTTTCGCCATCTTCAATTTCTTCAATGCTTCTGTATTTCATCATGTGTAACTCCATGTCTTTTACACAGCTGATTAAACTGTTGTCGTGACATACCAATGTCTCGGGCGGCCTCAGATTGAGAACCGCCTGTTATATTAAGTACTTTTTTAAGCAAAGATTTTTTTGCTTCATTATGTTCTGCAAGAAGGTCACTCCATTTAATGACCTTCGCATGATCAGCATATCGTTTTCTAGGCATTATGTTCCTTTTCTTTTTGCAAGTAATATTCTGCATATCGTTTCTTATTTGGTGTAACGATAGTATATTTACCAACTGTATGACCCATCTGTTTTAGATCATAAATACGAGCCGCAAGTCTAGTACAGCCAAATTGATCGTATGACATAAGTTGATTAACTCTGTTGCCATCTTTCAACCAGTTAAAGATTTGCTTATTTTGTGCTTCAATACTCATTTTGCCACTCCGTAGTCGTGTCCAATTTTCCACTTTTTGCCATTTAAACCTTCAACTCTTTCACCAGTTACAGTAATGGTTATTTCTTTAGTATCCATTTCCACGATCTTATGGATATTTCTAATGTCTAGCATATCTCGTACCTCTGGTTTTGCACCATTTGGTAGGTAAGGTATACCTTCACGCGCACATTCGATAAGTAACCTAACCTCGTTATTAGTTAATGTAATCATTTTTTAGTCCTCCGTTAAAAAAAAGGGGGCAGTAAGCCCCCAGTTGATTATGCCGCAAGTGCAAGTCCGTTCCAATGTGGTGACCTTAATGCCATAACCAATTTGTTTTCTCTGTCTCTGGTCACGTTATTAGGGTTTTTGGCATCTTGCGTATGAGTAGCCCAATGCGTCATGCAGTTATAAACCGCCCATTGGTTTTTACCCAATTGGTCAAATTCGTTATTTAATTGACCCATAAGATTTTCAAGTTGTCGTTTATTGAAACTTTCACAAGATGTGTTGGTTTTTTGGTCAACAAGATTGGCCTTGAAAAAGTTTTCTACATTTCTTGGGTCAACTTTATTTTTCTTGTACTGTTGCCAAATTTCTTTTTGATTAAAAAATGTATCAACGCCAAGTTTAATTTTTTCTGCAACACCATCTAAGTGAATTTGCGATGTGTGGCGCATCCAAGTTTTGGTAAGTGTATTTGGGTGAGTACAACCATTTTTGCACCATAATCTAAGTGCATCTGTGCTAGTTTGGTAAGCCCATGAACCGTTATAAGAGTTAAATGCGCGAATACGAAATTTAACATGATCGCCAACTTCTGGTTCAATAACCAAATCGTTGAATAAAACATCAACTTGTAGCTGTCTGCCACCATCTAAGCAATATGCACTAAATTCTGTATTTTTTAGACCTGCTTTTTTGATAGCATCTTTTGTGCTAGAGATAACATCTTCGTGCGGTAGCATTGTGTAGCTATCTCTATGTAAATGTAGAACCTCATTATTATCAGTTCTAACCAAAGCTTTCCAACCCTCTACTGGTGTATCTAAGCCGTTTGGGATTACTGGTCTTTCTTCGACCTTGAAATTTGTGTTAGTATCCATTTTGTGAACCTCCGTAAATAAATGAATAATTACTTACTATCAAACTCACTTAAGTTGTCAATAAGATATTTACAAATAAATTTATTTATGGTAGTAATGTTCTTGTGATAGAGTGGCGAACCTCGTTAAGGACTGTTTATACTTTCGCGCAGGTTAGTATGATTAGTGATTAAACCTTAAGTACCCACCTATCACACCAAAAAAAACCCCACCGAAGTGGGGCAGTTGAACAGCGGGAGAAGCTGTTATTCCTAAACCATTAACTCAAAATGAGGCGCATCAATAAACGGACGTCTGTTTTGTGACCTTCTAGTATCTATGTAATCGTTCATAGCACTTTCCATATCACCTTCCCATTGTGCAATATTAGGCACTGTCCATGCGGCACCCCACCTAATTGGGACATCTACCGCTCTGGCGGCTTCTGCCATTGCATCAGCAATCTCGTCATATAAATTTAATTCCCATCTGCCACCATTTACATATGCCATTAAATCAACAGCATGACCGTCAATGTGTTTTGATTTCATAGTTTGCGATGCGCCTTTTTGTACTAAGGCGCGCTGTTCTTCTATTGTACGAAGCCCACAAATACATGAAAAGTCTTGCTTAGAAACACCAATTGCATATTTTACCACTGCAACCATTCTTTCGTCTACACCTTCAAGTTTTGAAAGACTACCTTTACCTAATTTAAATCCCATAATTACCTCCTAAAGAATTTAGTAGCCGAACGCACAGCGAAGCTACTAGCCACGATAACGCCCAAGGTATACTGATACCACTCAGGCATACTTTCTAACGCTACAAAGCCCTCTGCAACGATCTGACGACCTTTTTCACCTGTGAACACTAAAATTAATGGAATACTGAACAAACCAACCAAATATTCGTCTTTCCATGAGTTTTGCGTACCTTGCGCCATAATGCGCTCCCAATCGGCAACCGATGTTTCTTTTGAGAGCAATATTTTGCTTTTCGCTTCTGCCTCAGTAAGCTTTAATTTAGCGTCTGCCGCTTGCTTGGTTGTTTTTGCATCAAGCCAAGAGCCTGCTAGACTTGCAACTGGACCTAATAGTTGTGCTATCATTTTTCACCCTCTATGCTCATAGATGTTTTTTTATCTGATTTCGCAGAGTATGCATTAAAGCCCATAAATGCCGCTACCACACCAGATGCAGCAATAACATAAACTGACGCAATATCTGTAATTAATGTAGCCGCTTTATCAAAACCTAAGACACTAGCAAGTAATATAATAAACGGATAAATTAACATCCCTGCTAATGCAAAACCTGTGTATCTCCGTTCTGCATCACGTTTTAAATCTCTGTCGTTTATCTCTAAGCGTCTTTCTTCTAAGCGTAGCTTTTCCCACTCGTCAGGCTGTATGACACCATCTCCGTTTGTGTCAGCTTTTTTGAACTCGTTCATTAGCGTATTCCTCAACTATGCGGCGATTATAACCTAATATAATTAATTTGCCAAACTTATCGTATGCCGCCCATTTTTTACCATGCTCTACTATTGTTGGCTGTTCACTTCCAGGCAAGCTACCTTCATGCTGTTGTGCGTTACCATTATCTTTGCCTGTTCTGCTTGCTCTAGGCATTGCTGTTTATCCGAATATGTGCCGATCTGATAATACTTTAGATTGTCTGTATTAATAAAATGCAAGAAAACTAAAACATAAATCATTTAAAATAA